GGAAGTGGGTTGAAAAAAGCGTTTGAAGGCCACGACTTCATTGATAGGGACGGACCCATTGACGAAGAAATTCTAGCTAAAGTTCCTTGCCTAGATGACTTGCTTCATATCCCGGAATATGATGAAGTCAAGAGAGCGTTTGAAAGTATGCAAGAAGAAGAACCGGAAGAAAGACAAGAAAGAGAACCAGAACCAGAAAGAACAATGAAGTATGCGCCAGAACCAGAACATGAATATCCTGGTGATAAGAAAGAAGTAAAAGAAGCTGCAACAAATGAAAGCAATAAATGTCCAATTGGGGTGACATTTGGGGCGGACTTTGACCAATACGAAGATTGTGATGAGTGCATTGTCCGCATTGAATGTAAACGAGAAAAAGAAGGACCGCCTAAAGATAATGTAACACCGATGCCGCGGCGCAGAAAGAAAGAATAAAGAGAAACTTTTTCTACTGACCTATTGACAAATTTTGGGAAAAATTCTACAATAAAGGTAGTCAAAATTTCCATTTCCCATCCTCCTAAACCCCTAACCCTGTCCCATCTGAAAATGGTGGGGCAGGAACTTTATGGAGTTTATAATGCCACCAAGAAAGAAAACAGATGATGTTGTAAATCAAATCAAAGAAGTTGCAAATAGTCCTGTGAGAAAAGATGATGAACGAGTTGAGTTTTTGAACAGTGGTTCAACTTTATTAAATTTAGCTGCTTCACAAAAAGGTAAAGATGGTGGATGGGCGCGAGGGAGAGTAATTAATTTGGTTGGTGATTCTAGTTCTGGGAAAAGCGCCCTTGCATTAGAAGTTTGTGCTCAAAGTCTTTACAATATTAAAAATATAGAATCTAAAATATATCCAAAACCTCAAAAGGTTTCAATAGTTTACAACAATGTTGAAGGCGTAATGGATTTTCCAATTTCACAAATGTTCGGTGAGAAATTTAATAATGAAATCGAATGGATACAAACACCAACTTGTGAAGGTTTTGGTAAAGATTATCAACAAAGAGTCCGTAATTTAAAATCTGGAGAATTTCTTTTATATATTTTAGATTCAATTGATGCTTTAACAACAGAAGCTTCTTCAGAAAGAATGGATCAACTTTTAACCGATAAAAAAGTTGGTGGTTCTTATGGTTTAGAAAAACCAAAATTTTTTTCAAGTGAATTTTTCAATCATTTATGTGGAATAATGAAAGGAAAAGATTCAACACTAGTTTGTATCAGTCAAGTTAGACAAAATATTGGCATAATGTTTGGGGAAAAACTTACAAGAACTGGTGGGAAAGCTCTAGATTTTTATGCACATCAAGTTTGTTGGTTGGCAACCATTGAAAAAATGAAGAAAACTTTTCGTAATCAAGATAGAATTTATGGAGTAAAAATAAGAGCACGTTTTAAAAAAAATAAAACAGCAATACCTTATAGAGAATGTGATTTTAGTATTATTTTCAATTTTGGAATTGATGATGTCAATTCAATGTTAGATTTTTGTTTTGGTCCAAAAAGCAAGGAAATGACTTGGAATGACCAAGAAATGAAACGAGGAGATTTAGTAGAATTAATTGACAACTCAAAGGAGGATTATTTACTGCTACAAGAACTGACTGAAAAAATTTGGCATGAAATAGAGGAGGGAATAAAACCACGAAGAAAAAACAGGTTTATTGATTGAGGTTAGGTTTGGTTAGGTGGGGTCCGGTAAGGTGAGGTAAGGTGAGGTGTGATGAGGTTGGGTAAGGTGGGGTGAGGTAAGGTATGGTAAGGTACGGTATGGTAGGCTAGGGTGAGGTATGGATTTTGCGACTTAAATTTGAAAGTTGTTTTGAAACTCAATTTCGGGAAGAACTTGAAAGTCGTGGATTCATAAAGAATAAAGATTTCATACAAGAATTTCCAGTTCGGTATCCAACCCGAATAATCGACTTTGTATTTTATGACAAAAAGGTTGGTGTTGAATTGGATGGTCCACATCACATTGGTAAGAAAAAGTATGTTGACAAGTGGAAAGATGAAAAAGCAATAAAACAAGGATGGGTTATTGTAAGATTTGATTTGGAGCAAATGAAAGATATCAAGAATTGTGTTGATATGGCTTTAAGTTTGATTAAATGAATTTTATGGTGCGGTTGGGTCTGGTGTGGTACGGTTTGGTCAGGTATGGTCAGGTAGGGTAAGGTATGGGTTTTTCTATACTCAAATTAAAACAAGATGGAGAAACAAATCATGGAGTTGACAAGAATTAAAGTAACAGTTCATGGAACAAAACCTCTTTTGGTGCATCGTTTTGCGGAAGAAGAAAGCGGCAAATCCAGGAAGAAAGCAACTGAGGATTCAAAAACGCAGGCAGAAAAGGCTCTTTACACAAATGCAGATGGACCTTATGCACCATCTTCTTGGTTTGAAGGAGCTATGGTTAAAGCCGGTGTAAATTTCTCGTTGCGCGGCAAGAAAACTTACAAAGATTTGGTTAAAAGTGCGGTTGTGGTGACACCAGAAGAAATTCCTCTACGCAACGAATGGGAAGTAGATTCTCGTCCTGTTGTGATTAGCGGCAGGATTATGCGCCATCGTCCTAAATTTAAAGAATGGTCGGCAGAATTCACAGTTGAAATTACAGACCCGCAATTACCAGCAAATGTCTTGCAAGACATTTTGAAAGATGCAGGACAATATTGTGGCGTGGGTGACTACAGACCCAAGTTTGGTACTTTTGAAATTGTTGAATTTAAAGAAATTTAATTGATAATTTATGTAGCAATAAAATTTAATTATTCTATTGCTACATAAAAACAAGGTGGGCAGATTAATGTACAAAATATACAAATACCCGTTTGAAATCAAAGATGAATTCATCATTGAGATGCCTTATGATTCAAAGATTCTCAACGCCTTTTGCCAAAATGATATTCCTTGTATGTGGGCATTAGTTAATCCACAAAGAAAATTACAAAAACGTAAATTCACCATTATAGGTACAGGGCATCCAATTGAAGAAACTTACAATTTAGAACATATTTCAACTTTTTCACAATCTGATGGCAAATTCATCTGGCACCTTTTTGAGATAGTCTAATGCCAGAAGATGACAACAAGAAATTTGAAACCATAGCGATTTCAGCGGATTTGATAGCTGAACAATTATTAATCGGTTTTGGAACTATGGATGTTGATGCAGCAAGCAGTTTGCAATTGGGAATGGTCAAGGCTTTGGCTGTGATGTGGGCAGCTTGTTCCAATGGTGATTCCAATGAAATATTTCATAAAATAATGGAAGCGATGCCGCCATTAGCAAATTTAAAACAAGCAGGGTGGGTGCAATAATATGGATAAATTAAAAAAGATTTTTTCAGAAATTGAACCGAAAAAGATTCCTCCAATCCCAAAACACATAAGAAAAATATTGGATGATTATTCTGATATGGTGGACAACGCATTAAAGAAAGGTGAAGAATATAGAAAAAATTCAAAGGACAGATTCTAATGGATTACGAATATTATTTTTCGATGTGCGACAAAGTAGCGGAAAAAAGCAAATGTTTCAGTCGTAAAATTGGTGTTCTTGTAATGACACCAGACCTTAGTATTATAAATACAGCGTATAATGGCCCAGCACGAAAAGTAAGTCATTGTGATAGTCAAGAACGATTACAATGGCTTGAAAAACAATTGAAAGATACCCATGTTGGAGCGGTAGATTTATATTTATTGGACAATGGCTATGGAACAAAGTGTCCTCGTCAAATATTAAAATTTAAAAGTGGAGAAGGATTACATCTATGTCAGGCTGCACATGCGGAAAGAAATGCAATTGCAAACTGCGCTAGAGAAGGAATAAAAACAAAAAATAACTGGATGTTGATGAATTGTAGCCTTCCTTGTCAAGAATGTTCCAAAGGAATTATTGGTGCAGGTTTTTCAAAAATAATATGTGTTGAAGGTGATGATTATGACAAAGGAAGCCGGTGGATTTTAGATCAAGCTGGAATTGAAATAGTTCAAATAAAAAGACAAAAAATATAAAAAGAGAGGAATAAACAAATGAATTTTACGCCTGAAGAAATTAAAGAATTGGAAGAGGCG